AAGTTAAGAATCTTATTAAGTCTGTGTATGGAGATGTTTTAAGTAAAAACAAATATTTTAAGTTTTACTTGACAAAAATTGGAAATCAAAAGCCTGTTAAAAAAGAAACGGAAACTATTTAGTATTTATATATAAAAATATTAGATGGACGAACTAAAAATATTAGGACCAAGAGATTCTGGCCGTGGAATTCTTGTTGAGTACGATGCAGGGTATATAGACCCAAATGAAAGAAGAAATTTATCTATGATTAGAGAAAATCGAGATATGTTGGACCATTCAAAACCATTTGAATTTTATGCTGTATTACAGAAATATAACACCCCTAACAGAAACGGAAGAATTTATCCTGAAAAGATTCTTAAAAGAGAATCCGAGAACTATAAAAAACTAATACAAAAAGGAACCGCCCTTTCTGAGTTAAACCACCCTGAATCATCTCTAATAGATTTAGATAGAGTATCTCACGCTATCACCGATATATGGTGGGAAGGTCCTGTATTGTTAGGTAAATTAAAATTACTTACAAGTCCTGGTTTTCACGAAAGAGGTATTGTATCAACAAAAGGAGATTTGGCAGCAAACTATTTAAGACAAGGTGTGACATTGGGTATATCTTCTCGTGGTGTTGGATCACTTAAAAAAGTTGGGGAACAAAACGAAGTACAAGATGATTTTGAATTAATTTGTTTTGACTTAGTATCATCTCCGTCAACGCCAGGGGCTTATCTTTTTAAAGAACCAAACGAAAGATTGGGTTTTGAGGATAATCTTGATGAGGAGAAAAAAATGAATGCTGATAGACATATTGGAGCAACTGGATCAAAATCGCTTGACTTAATGAATAGATTATCCGATTATTTAGATAAATAAAAAAATTATGGAAGAAAAGTATTTTATCGCAAAAATCACAACTGACATGCCTGATGAGAATACAGGTAAAGTTAAAAAAATTAGAGAAGAAAAACTTGTAAAAGGTTATTCACCGACTGATGTAGAGGCAAAAGTCACAAAAGTTTATGAAAATTATTCTATGGATTGGAGGATCACTTCAATCGTCGAATCAAAAATTGATGAGGTTATAGAAAATTAAAACTCAAAAAATTAAATAGAAAGGGAAAGGAACAAAAAATTCTTTTCCCTTTTTTTTTGTTTAAAATTGTCGCAATACGAATTTTTTTTAAAAAAGTGAATATTTATTAGAAAACTAATTAAAAAAATTATGAGTTATAACAAAAATGTAGTGGAAGACGCTCTTTTCCAAATCAAGAATTTGGAGGAGACACTTCAAGAAAACGCAAAAGGAATACTTCAGTCAACGATGAGTGAAGAAATCAAACAATTGGTAAAAGAATCTCTTAGAGAACAAGATGAAGATGAGATTGAACCCTTAACACCAGACGCTGAAGAAACAGATATGGAAGACGACGAAATGGCAATGGACGACGACGATGAAATGGAAGATGATGAATTCGACATAGAAGACGACGAAATGGCTATGGATGACGATGAAATGGATGACGAGGACGATGAAATGGATGACGAGGACGATGAAATGGATGATGAAACCATTGACATGACAGACGCATCTGATTCTGAAGTTCTTAGAGTTTTTAAAGCGATGGGAGATGAAGATGGAATTATCGTAAAAAAAGAAGGTGGAAACATTCACCTTAAAGATGGCGAAGACGAGTACATGATACATTTAGGTGAATCTGAACTTGGTATGGAAACAAATGACTCATCCTATGATGGATTATCGGAATATGATGAATTGTATACTGGTCCATATGCCGATGAGACCATGGAAGGTGCTATCTATGAAATTGAAATGGATGATGAGGACGATGATGATTTCTCATTAGAAGACGATGATGATGATGATTTTTCAATAGAAGACGAAGATGAAATGGGATTTGAAACTCCTGTGAGAGATGCAATCAGATCTCATAAAGGTAGATTTGAAACACCTATGAGAGATAGACTAAGATCTCGTATGGAAGATAACATGGGAGATGACATGGAAGATATATTCAGATCTCGTAGACAAAGAGACTATGAAGATGACATGGCAGAAGGTGTTGATCCTGAAATGGAAGAAATGTATGGCGGAAACAAACATGATTTTAAAAGAAGTAATGGTCATAAAATGGGTGATGTTGACGGACATTACAAAGACTATGAAATGGAAGAAATGCATGACGGAAACGAACATAACTATGAAATGGAAGAAGACATGGAATCAGATTCAGTGGATTTGGACACAGTAATGGAAGCTATCAAAAAAACACTTAAAGCAAAAGGAGTCGGAATTGGTAAAGGACCTAAATTCGCATACGACAAAAAACCTAATATGGGCGGCGGATTTGATCAAAAAAGAAAAGAAGCTTTCGGTAAAGGTACAAAAGCGATGGGAACAGGGAAAGCCAAGTTTGAATATAAAGAAGGTGAAAACATGGAAAAAGGATCTATGAAAAAAGTTGAGACCAAAGAAGCGTCAAGAACTTATGGTAATGGATCTAAAGATGGTAGTCGTGGCTTGAGAAAAGCGAGAACAAACAACAGAAATTTTGAATATAATCCATTCAAAATTTCCGAAAGTACAAACCAAGAAGTTCAATTGTTAAGAGAGAAAAATGAAGAATACAAAAAAGCTCTTGATATTTTTAGAATTAAATTGAATGAGGTTGCTGTTTTCAATTCAAATCTAGCTTACGCAACACGATTGTTCACCGAACACTCAACGACAAAACAAGAAAAAATAAATGTTCTTAGAAGATTTGATAATGTTGAATCTTTGAAAGAATCAAAAAGTCTGTACAGAGCTATAAAATCTGAATTAAATTCAGGTGGTTCTTCATCAGAACAAAAAATAACCGAATCAATTGAAAGAACTGTTAATAGATCTGTTGAGTCAGGTTCAGCAGCTAATTTGATTGAATCAAAAACTTACGAAAATCCTCAATTCTTAAGAATGAAAGATTTAATGAGTAAATTATAAATAAAAATAAACTAAAAAAAATAAAAAACCAAAAAAATGGGAGCATTATTAGAATCAGGTCTTGTTGGTAATATTGGGTTAAAACACCTTAAAGTTATCAAAGAAGACACAATTAACAAATGGGACAAGTTAGGCTTCTTAGAAGGTCTAAAAGGTCACTTAAAAGAAAATGTGGCACAATTATATGAGAATCAAGCGTCACACCTTATAAACGAAGCAACTTCTGACGGATCTTCTAACGGAGCATTCGAAACTGTTGTCTTCCCTATCGTGAGAAGAGTATTCTCTAAATTGTTGGCTAACGACATCGTATCTGTACAAGCAATGAACTTACCTATCGGTAAATTGTTCTTCTTTGTACCTCGTATTCAAGGATACCAAAACGCATCATCTTATGACGCTAATGGCTACCCTCAAACAGGAGTAGCAGATGCAGGTGGAGTACACCAAGCACCTTACGGAGCACCTAATGGGCCAACTGACACAAACGCTGGATACCCAGGAGGTACCGCACCTAACTATCCTTACAAAAAAGATCTTTACGATTTATTCTACGAAGGAAATGAGGCAGGTTTAGATCCTCCAGGATTGTTTGATTACTCTAAAGGTAAATGGACTGCAGTTACCGCTAACACAGCTGTACAAGTATGGGCTGGTAGTAGCTTAGTTGACGCACCTTTAACGGCGTACTCAGGAAACACAAGAAAAGTTGTTATGAAACTTTGTGGATTTAACAACTCAGGAGCAGGAAAACTTATTGGACCAGACGGTAACGAAATGGATACTGAATCTTTCCTTTCTGACTTAAGAATCTACGGAACTTCAATTATTTCTGCGAATACAACACCATGTAATGTATTAACTGCAACTACAGGAGGTCTAACAGTTTTTGTTCCTTTATTATTTAGAGTTGTAACTCAAATATATGGTAAAGGTATCGTTGCTTACGGACAAAACACAAACACAGTATTTAACAACAATGGTACATACCCTAACGACCCAACTAACGGTGGTAACGGTGGTAACTATAACGATATCTGTGATAATAACGGATGTATTTACTTAGAGGTAGATTTATCTTGTCCTGTATGTGCTGATTGTGATGCAACATCACTTGACGGATACACAGGTACTACAATCTACTCAGGTACTTCTGGTACTTCATTCATCGCTTGGTATAGAAGATATGCTAACCTTGAGTTTGAAGATCAAATTGGTGAGGTTTCTTTTGACCTTGAGTCAGTAACAGTTTCTGTTACAGAAAGAAAACTAAGAGCACAATGGTCTCCTGAATTAGCTCAAGATGTTGCGGCATTCCATAACATTGACGCTGAAGCTGAGTTAACTGCATTGTTATCTGAGCAAGTAGCAGCTGAGATCGATCGTGAGATCCTTCGTGACTTGAGAAAAGGAGCGGCTTGGCAATTACGATGGGATTACAACGGATGGAGAAGAATTTCTCAAACAACATCTTACACTCAGAAAGATTGGAACCAAACTTTGATTACAGCAATCAATCAATTGTCGGCACAAATCCACAAGTCAACTCTTCGTGGTGGTGCTAACTGGATCGTTGTTTCATCTGAGGTTTCTGCAATCTTTGACGATTTAGAATACTTCCATGTATCTAACGCGGCTCCTGACCAAGATCAGTACAATATGGGTATTGAAAGAGTTGGTACATTATCAGGTAGATACCAAGTTTATCGTGATCCTTACTTCCCAGCAAACCAAGTTTTGATTGGACACAAAGGAACATCATTGTTAGACACAGGTTACATCTACGCACCGTATGTACCTCTACAATTAACACCTACAATGTACAATCCGTTCAACTTTACTCCGATCAAAGGAATAATGACGAGATACGCAAAAAAGATGGTAAATAACCGGTTTTACGGAAGAATTACTGTAGATGGTGTTAGAACATTCGATTTAAGAGAATTGAGATAATCAAAATCTTAAAGAATAACACTAAAAGGGACAATTTATTGTCCCTTTTTTTATGCCCCACATTAACTATATGTTTTTTGGTCAAATAGGTTATATTTATATGTATATGAAAAAAATAGAATTAACAGAGTCACAAATAAGTGAAATTATAAAATTATATACTGAAGATTTATTGGGTTCCCCCACTATTAGCGAAAAATTAAAAATACATAAAACAATTGTTTTAAATACATTAAGAAGTAATGGTATTATTCTTGGTTCATCAGGTAGAAGAAATATTGGTGGTAAAAAAATTTCTGATAAAAAATGGAGAGAAAAAAATAAAGAATCGGTAAAAGAATATGTTAAGAGTTGGTATGAACAAAACAAAGAATATCGTAAAGAATATCTTAAAGAATACCGTAAAAAAAATATAGATAACATTAGAAAAACCAAACGAGATTACGAAAGAAATCGTAAATCGAGAGACCCCCTCTATAAACTAATCAGTAATTTCAGAACCGCAATATATCAGGTATTAAAAGAAAGTAATGTTGAAAAAAACAAACACTATTTTGATATCCTACAATACACACCTGAACAACTAATATCACATTTAGAAAATAAATTTACAGATAAAATGTCTTGGGATAACTACGGTGATTGGCATGTGGACCATAAATTACCAATAACTCATTATAATATTCAAGAAATGGGAGATAGTGAATTTATGAAATGTTGGTCATTAGATAATTTACAACCTATGTGGGGTGTTGATAATATTAAAAAATCAAATAAATTATTTTAATAAAGTTCTAATTGCTTTAGAAATAACTTCAGTTTCACCAATACTATAACAACCTTTTTGATGAGCGGATTTAACTGACTCAATTAAATAAAAAAGTGAGTGATCATTATCCATCGTTGATAGTATTATTTCAAGGTGTTCTTCACTTAGTAGATCGATAGTCCCAAATAAATTACCATAGTTTGTATTTTCCTGTTCCATATTCATAATAATAAGATATTTATAAAATATAATCAAATGAAAAATTTAGATAGAATCATAAAAAATATAATTAGAGAAGCCACCGGAGACAGTAGTGGATCTAGAGGTACTTATATATTACCAATGCAACCAGGACTTAGACCATGGAGTGGAACTTCATTAGGTCCTTATACAAAATCTGTTTCTAAATATGATAGCCCACTTTTGGCGTATGATAGTTATGATGGATCTATGGATGAAAGATTGGATCAGATAAAAAAAATAGAATCCACCGCAAAAAAAATTACAAATTATATTAAAAAACATCCTTCATCAACATTTTCAGATGATGATGGTAATGTGGTTAATCCATTTATGTCTAAGGAAGGTTTGCCAAGTTTTAAAGAAAAAATGGAACCATTCACAGAAAAGGTACCATTTAATGAATGGGTTGAGGTTTCAGATAATGGAATATTAAATGAGGATCTTGCCGTTTGGTTTGGTAAAAAGAAGAAACCTAAGGGGTCTTCTCAACCAAAAGGTCCTTGGGTTAACATTTGTAGTAAAGTTGACGGTAAACACCCTCCCTGTGGACGACAAGATACTTCTAAAGGTTCATATCCTAAATGTAGGGCGGCTGGAGTTGCTGGTAAAATGAGTGATTCACAAAAAAAATCTGCATGTCAACAAAAAAGAACCGCTGAGAAAAAAGATACTCAAACAGGAAAAGGTCAAAAACCAATAATGACATCATATAAAACAAAAAAGGAATCCGTAGATTCCTTAGTTAATAATATTTTAATCGAAATTAGAAACTCGGTCTAAGATATTGTGTAGAGAGTTAGTGATTTGTGAATTAACCTCACCCTCATAATTAAGTCTTCTCTTATCTGCCTCAAGATCAAAAATATATGTTAATCTTTCCCAATCCCTATCATGTAGTTTAACATTATAATTATAAACGTGATTAGTGATCTCAACTCTATGATCTGTCATTGTTATGAAAATTTTCATATCGTCATTTTTAAGATAACGTTTATCAGACATTGGGGCAATCATAAATTCCGTATCTTTATGTTGAATTATTTTAAGACATATTTTAAAACACGTCTTTTCATATGATAGGATTTCATTTTGATAAGTTGGTATAATATTTGAAGATTTTTTTGACCAAATATAAAATTTAAGTTTTAATCTACTTAAGAATCTTTTTATTTTGTTTTTCATATCTATATATTGTTTGTTTGTACAAATATATATAAATTATTTGAATAAAAAAAAAAATTTTAAAAAAATTAACAATAAGCTCCTGAACAGTGTTTTTTACCGTCAAGACCTTTGATTTTACCTTTACATACTTGAACAGCATGTCCATTAGCATATGCCGAAGGATAAACATCGTATTTAGATTTGGCAGATGCTTTACCACGAGCACAAAGTGGGGTTCCTGTTTTTTTCTTACTTTCTGCCATGACCATATCTTCATTATCCATATTCATAGACATTTCCATACCGTCTTTTTTTGATTCATTCATTAAGAAATCAAATACCTGATCCATATTATTTTTAGATTCAGAAATATGGTCTTGAGCCCAATCATGTCCATTATCTAATATAGACTCAATCATATCGTGGTCCATATCTAATAATATATCACATTGTCTTCTCATTTGTTCTAAATTAGAAAAAAACATATATCTCTGAGAGTTTTCTTCGTGAGTCTCTCTAATTACTTTCCTTATAATTGAATCTAAATTTCTCATATTATTAATTATTTAATCCGTTAGGTCCACCTAAAGTAACCGCTCCAAGTTGAACAACTGCATTTCCTTGGTTATTAACTGCCACAGGGTGTGGTACATTGACAGTTGTTGCCACAGTGTCACAAATAACACAATCAACATATTCAGTACCTGAAGAATATGTGTAATTAGGTGTAAAAGATGGTGTAGGTGTATTTGTTGGTGTTACTGTTGGTGTTACCGTTTTTGTTGGGGTAACCGTTGGGGTAACCGTTTTAGTTGGGGTAACACTTGGTGTGTTTGTTGGTGTTACTGTAGGTGTAGGGGTTGGTGTCGGCGGTACTTCTTCACAATCTTCGCAACCCGAAAAGGATCCTGAAACGTAAAAATAATTTGTTGTTCCTGAATCACTTAATCCCTCAAAAGTAGCACAAAATGGTGTTCCAGAACCAAATTGTATTTCATAAGTAAGACCTGTTGTAGGAACACCATATTCACTACAAAAGTTAGTTGCTTCTATAG